GGGACGGCGAGCGCTTCTTCGGCGCCTATGGCCCCAAAATCCAGGCCCAGTTGCCCTACGTGGTGGAGAAGCTGCTGGTTGACGTGGACAGCCGCCAAGCTGGCCTGACCATCTGGCGCGAGTGCCCACCCCAGACCAAGGACGTACCCTGTACGGTGGCCGCATTCTTCGCCATTCGCGGCGGCAAGGTCAATGTCCACGTGTTCATGCGGTCAAGCGACGTCTGGTTGGGCGTGCCGTACGACGTCTTCAACTTCAGCATGCTGGGCCACCTCGTCTGCGGGCTGCTGAACGAGCACCGCCTGTCGGACAACCTGCTCAGTCCGGGCAAGTTGTTCCTGACGGCGGCGAGCAGCCACCTGTACGAGACCAACTGGGACGACGCTAAGTTGTGCTTGGCTGCTACGCCGCTGGATCAACCGGAGACGCCCAAATCGCTCTGGAACGACCCAAGGTTCCTGCTGGAAGAGCTCAGGATCCTGCGCGACACGCGACCGGGCGACCTGCATCGCTGGTGGGAGGTGTGACATGCGACCCAGCCGCGACGAATGGGCTCTGAAGTTAGCCCTACTGACTGCCCAACGGACAACCTGCTGCCGCCGAGCGGTGGGCTGCGTGCTGCTGAACGCACGAGGCCACGTGTTGGCCACGGGCTACAACGGCGTCGCGACTGGGCTACCGCACTGCAACGAGCACGACCCATACTTCGAGACGGGGTTCCCGCACGCCTGCTCCGGGGCCCAGGCGCCGAGCGGCACGAACCTCGATGGCTGCCAGGCGATCCACGCGGAGCAGAATGCCATGCTGCAGTGCCGGGACGTCTACAGCATCCACACCTGCTACGTGACGGCCAGCCCCTGCATGACCTGCATCAAGCTGCTACTCAACACGAGCTGTGAACGAATCATCTTTGTGGAGGAGTATCCGCACTCGGCGGCCAAGGAGCTCTGGACAGGCGCTGGGCGGGCTTGGGAGCAGCTTCTTGTGGAGATTTGATCCAACTTGACCCTCAGGAATGACCCGAGGGACAACGAAATGGCCTAGCCCATAGGAAGTATCAAGCTAGGCCATTCTTTTCAATCCTGCATGGTTCCTGTTGAACCCTGCACTACTTTGTAGCTCCGCGCACCTTCTCCCAGGACCTGCCGGCAACGTAGCCAGTCATCACAACCCCGAAGAGCGTCAGGACGGGCTCCGGAATGGCGGCCATCCACGCCTGGAAGCCGGAGGTGAAAGCAGCAGCGGCCTCGGGGCGGAAGATCGTCAGGACGCCCATGGGAATGCTCCACAGCAGGAGCACATAGACCACATAGAGGAACGACGGGCGGGCGCGGCTGGTCCACGGGTCCGAGGACTGGGCTTCAGCGATGATGGCGCTGAGTTGCGTTTTCATCTCATCCAATTCCCCAGCCTGCTGCATGCGGAGCAGCTCCAGCTGGGCCTTGGCCTTTTGCTCCGGGTCAGGGAACAGCTTGTCGATGAGCTTGCCGCCGATTGAGAAAAGCCCACTCAAGGTAAGAGGATCCATTATTCCGCTCCTTTCTTCAGGTTGGTCGCCACACGTCGCGCCCAGCCCCGGCTGAAGCTCGGCCAGGTCGACAGGTTGGTCATGAACAGTAGGCGCTCGGCGTTGAACAGCAGCACGAGCTTCAGCCGATCGGTGGCCAGCACGTGTCGCATGGTCACTGGGCCGAGCTTGCCATCATCGGCTGCACCTACCGCGCGTTGCAGCCAGCGAACCGCCTGACCAACGCCAGAGTTTACTGCCGCGTCGAACACCTGGAAGGCAACCGGGTAGGGCAGCTGATCGAAGGCGGCAAGCCAGTACTTCTTGGCGTAGATTGCCCTAGCCACGGACTGATCCAGGTCCTTCATGGCACCGATGTAGCCATTCTCGCGGGCCACGGCCACGGTGATGCCCCAGTTGGTCTCGCCGCCCGGGTCATCCGGGTGGTTGGTGTGCCCGCCCTCGTGGCCGAGCAGCTCGGTGAAAGCTTTGTCGAAATTGGACATCAGTGCCCACCGGTAATCTTGCCAACGATGCCGGCCCAAAGCGCAGCAAGCATGGCGGTCACTAGCACACCGAGTACGGTCATCATGCCTTTATCGGCAGCACGGCGCATGCTTGCCCCGAAGCGCAAATTTTCGCGAAACTCTTCCACCTCCTTCGGCACGTCAATATCAACACCGAGGATGGCGAAGACTCGTTTTACTGCCATCTCAGCTGCACCACTGGCATGTGGGCATTCACCGGGTTTTTGAGCGTCGCACTTTTCAACCATTGGGTACTCCAGAAAAAAGAACCGCCAAAGTAGTTACAACCACCACCGGAACCAGCAAATCAAACTGCGCATCCAGTGACCATTCCCAAATCTTGAACGCCGGGAACGGGTTACTGCGATCCTTGCCGCTGATGATTTCCTCGCGCTGAGAATGCTCGCGGCCAATGAAGAACCCGATGGCAAGAGCAGCACCAACCCACCAGTAGCCGAACATCCCGAACGGCAACTGCATCAGCAGGGCGTAGCCGGCGTGCTCGAAGTTCGTGCTGTTCATTTTGACGCCTTAAGCATATCTACCTCTGCTTTCAGCTCCTGCACCGCTTTAACAAGCACGGCCAGCAGATTCTGATCTACCAACTTGAGCTTATTCTCGTCTTCTGCGTCAACGATTACCGGGGAATCCCCCTCAAGAGCAAGAATGTCTTGTGCTAAGAATCCGTATCTTGTATTTCCATTTGCCTCATCTGAATCACGGTTGAGTTTATATTTGTAGCTCACTGGCTTGAGCTGACTCACAAAATTTAATCCATGGGGGACTTCGCCAATCTCGGTCTTATCCCTTGCGTCTGATACAACCGTCCAGGCAACCTGCACATAGGCATTGGTAATCGCCGTGTGGCCCATGACAAGACGATTATTTTCCGTTGTTGGATCAAACACTGGAACATACGCATCCGCAGAACTGTGGAATCCAATACCAATATTGCCTTTACCAGTCGTATTGTTTTTAAGTGCGGCGATTCCAAGCGCCACATTATCTATGCCTGTCGTGTTGCCGAATAAGGCACGATAACCAACTGCGGTATTTTGGTATCCCGAGGTATTGTTGTAAAGCGACTGAAATCCTAATGCTGCATTGTTTATTCCTGACAAGTTATAGTACATCGACTGAGCGCCGACGCTTGCGTTCTGGTATCCGGTTTCATTGGTATAAAGCGATTGGTATCCTGCCGCTGTATTGTTGTAACCGGAAATGTTGTTGTAAGCTGACAGCGCGCCAAGCACGGCGTTCCGGTATCCTGTCGTGTTATCATAAAGGGCAGTCCTCCCGCATGCGGCATTTTCATACCCAGTGGTATTGCTATAAATTGCACCGAGTCCTATTGCGGTATTTTCGCTACCAGTCAAACTGCTGTAAAGCGCATCGTTTCCAATAGCTACATTATTCCCACCAGTTGTATTAGAAAAAAGCGCAGCATATCCGACCGACACGTTGGCATTTCCTGAGGTGTTTGAGTACCCTGCTTGAAACCCAAGAGCGGCGTTATACTGCCCTGTTAAATTTCCCCAAAGAGCTTTGTATCCAACGGCTAAATTGTCTTCCCCTGTGGTATTGGAGAACATGGATTGATAACCGAACGCTTGGTTATTAAACCCGGAAATATTTTGGTATAGCGCACGATACCCAATTGCGCACAAATTTTCACCAATCGTGTTGGCTTTAGCGGACTCATATCCGACCGCAGTATTGTTAGTCGCTGTTGTGTTTGAATAAAGCGAGTCTCGGCCAACTGCGGTATTGTTATATCCAGATATGTCATTTGACACAAGCGCATTCTTGCCTAGAGCTGTGTTCTCAACTCTATTACCAGTACCCCGCCCAATAGTTACCCCATTTACAACAATGTCGTTATCGCCACCAGATGTGAAGCTGAAAGGAATTCTCTGCGTGCATGTTAGCGACGAATACACAAGGCGTCCGTGTTTATCCTTTAATAAAATGGAGTAATCATCTACGGCGGCAAAAATACGAACAGGCGAACCGCTTACGACAGGGTATCCTCCACTTGTACGAACAGGCTGTGCTATCGGCACAGCAAGCCCAACATCGGAATAAACGGTTATAGGATTAGTTTCTGGATTTAGGCCGGCGGTGCCAACATAAATATATCCATCATCCACCTGATTCCCGTCAATATCAGTAAAAATCGGGAAGGGTACACTAAGTGAAACAATCGAACTCATTTCATTCTCCCTATTCGCCTAGAGCCTTGCGAACTTTGGTTTTCAATCGGGCGTCTTTAATGCTGTTGGTGATTACTCGGAAGCTGGTCATGATTGGCGCAGGAACGCCAGCCGTTCCTGAGATAGCAACGTCCATAAGGCCAGCAAGAACGCTCGCGGTGTTGCTGGTATTAACGGCACCTGACGGCGCAGTCAGCACATCCTTGGCCACATCGTTAATGGTGCGCAGTTGCTCGGCACCTTTCTTGCCGAATACGAAGTCCAACTTGCCGTTCTTATCCAGCTGAGTGATGACGCGGTCGAGTTGAGCCGGTGACATGACGCGGCTGCCCAGCTGATCCGGCGCGACATTTTTAAGCGCCTCGTCTTTGATATGGCGCAGCGTGCCGCCCTGTAATTCCTTCCAAGCCTGTGCGCCATTCTCGCCTCCGGTTTGCAACAACCGGCGAACTTGACGAACCGTGTCCAGCGAAGTGGATGGATCAATGACTGAACGACGCAGCACATCTTCCAAGGCGATGGCGCGGTCCTCAGAGCCACGCTTGAGACCAAGCAGCTGCTTCACCAACCCGATGTTCTCGTAGTTGCTGGCATAATCGCTGCGCGCTCGGCGGGCCTGCTTGTAAAGATTTCCTCCGGCGCTTTCGGTGTCACCATCCACCAGCTTTTTCATTATCGCAGCTTGGCGGATGTTGGTCGGCTCGGCGTTAGTTGCCCCGTTGATTGAGCGACGGAACAGCTCGGCAGTTTTCAAAGGCACCGGCTGTGGTACGAGATTGCCGGAGGAGTCCTCAGCCGCCACTCCCAGCTGCAACGCCTTGGCACGCACTGCTTTTAAGACATTGGCAACTTCGGCTTCTGGGGCGCTTTCAGTCAAATGCTGTACCACGTTGCCGAGTGTTACCGGCTGCTCAAGCTCGCCCGCCTTCTCGGCGTCTTTGTAAAGTGTACGAATCTTGATCTTGTCGCGTGCCGCTCGCTCGCGCAATGCCTTATCCACTGACAAACCAACGGAGCGCAGGTCAGGCGCTTCGGCACCGGTCATATCAATGAAGGCGTCCATGTTCTGTTGAAGTTGGCGGTTTTGCTGCGCGAAGCGTTCCCGCAGCGGCTCCCCAGTTTCCGGCAGCTTGGCTGTTTCGCGCTCAAAACGCTGCTGCTCAAAAGCGCGAGTCCTTTGGCCCTCAGTCAGCTTGATCGGCACTGGCAATTCTTCCGCCTTGGCTTGGCGCAGCGTGCCAATATCCACAGCGGCGGCCCCGCCACTTGCCATGGTGCCGGGTGTTGGGCGCGCTTGCTCGGCGCCCGGTATTGCCTGCTTAACGGTCTGCGCAACTTTTGCAGCAGCGGCTTGAACCGGTGCAGCTACACGTTGGGCGGTAGCAGTCACCGCCGGCCGAGCAGCACGCGTGCCGGCCGAGATGGCCCCTAGTTCAGCGGTCAGCGGTGTGACTGGTAGCACCTGGGCCAACGCCTCTCCGGCCGCCTGAGTCATTTCCTGACCTGCCTGGGTGCGTGGTGCGTAGGTCAAGGCCTGGGCACCTTTCATCGCAGACTGCTCAACGAGGTTAGCCGCCTGCTGGGTGCCAAATTGGCCAGCAAGAATCTGCTCAGCTAGACCCTTGAGGGTGCCGCCGATCATGCCTACCATGCCGCCAGTGGCGCCAGTACCTAGGGCCAAAGCTGTCTCACCAGCGCCGACGATCTTCTCACCAGCGCCGGGTTCCTGATACTGCGGCATCGTTTCACCGACCTGCGTATCAGGAATTTGGTTGACTGTGTCCTGTCGTGCCCGCATAACCACCGCGGCAAGTTTGCGTGCGGCGTCCATGTCACCGGCGGCGTCAGCGTTCTTCAGGGCTGTTTCCAGCTGCTGGAGCGTAGCCATTACTGAGTCCCATACTTCTTGAGGAGCGCGTCGATCTCACCAGCTGCTGGTGCGGCCTCAGGCGTATCAGGTACCTTGTCCGGCACTCCGTAGCGCTCGGCCACGTTCTTGCGTGCCTTGAGGATCAGGCGTTGCGCTTCACGGACGTTCTCCATGAGGCGCTTCGGCGACTGCTTGAGGTTGAAGTTCTGCAACGCAGCCTGGAGCTTCTCACCTTCAGCATTGGACAACGCGCCCATGCCCTTGATGTTCGGGATCTGGGCCAAAAAGGCTTGGCTGCCCAAGGTATCCACCAGCGCCTCGAAGTCGGAAGTATCTTCGGTCAACGTCGGCATGCGAGCCGAGATGGGGCCGGCGGCTGACTCAACCACGCCAATCGGGGTCTTCAGGATGCGATCTGCGGTGTTGAGCATGTTGTCCATGTTGCCACGCGCCGATTCCACATCAGCCACCTTGGTGCGTACCGCCTCGTCACGCTTCTGCTTCATCTCCTCGAGCTTTAGACCAAGCTCCTGCTTCTTGAGCGTGTTGCCCTCACGGGAGACGACGGCGTTCAACGCAGCGATGCGACTGTTCTCTTTGGCGATCTTGATGTCCTCTTGAATCTTGGTGATGTCCCAGCCCTTTTTCTGCAAGTCCACCGCAGCATTCGACTCGGCAAACTTAGCGTCGACGGCGGCCTTCTGAGCCTTGGCCTGTGCCTCAGTCAACTCAAACGGGGCCTTAGCGGCTGCGCGCTGCTCAGTTTGCAACTTAGTGAAGGTCTCAGTGAACTTATCCGGCCCCATAGCATGCGCGAGGAACAAACCGGTTGAGGTCTTGGCTGTCTCGGGGTGCAACTTGACCAACTCAGCGATCGTCTCCGCGGTTTTAGCCTCTTGTTCCTGGCCGGAGTTGCGCATGGCAGCAGCCTGCTCAGTGAGCAGTTGCTGGGCAACCTCAGGCTTGCCCGACTGCAGAGCCGCGTAAACCTGGGTGGCTTGGCCAAGGCGCGACTGCTGCTGCTCAGTATTGAGCACGTCATAGGTGCGCTTGAACTGCTCACTGAGCTGCGGATACTTGACCATCATCGAGGCCAGGGCCGAGGGTGATGGGTTGCTTGCCACGCGACCCAGATCAACTTGCAGCTGAGCCTGCTGCTCGGCAGCGCGCTGTTTCTCGGCCACCTGGGCTTGCACGTTGGCGATCCCGAGCGCGCTTTGTACCCCACTCATGACGTTCTGAGTGGGATCCGGCAGGTTGAGCATGTAATTGTAGGGAGCTGGCATGATCAGAATACCTTCAGAGCTTTAAGGGTGGCAACGTTGCCAATTGACTGGCCAACATTACCCCAGGCCTGCGCTTGAGCTTGACCAGACGCCAGAGCTGAGCCGGCTTGCGCCGCGCCCTGTTGACCAAGCAGCGTTGCGATGTCGGAGCCGGTCTGTTGAGCCGCAGCAGCTTGACCAGCGGCGGACGCCTGACCGAGACCAGACAGCGCGCCGAGCTTGCCGTACTGGGACTCGATCAGTTGGCTGAGCAACTGCGGGCGGAACTGGGCGAGTGCGGCCTGCAGGTTGCCGCCACGGAGGCCGCCGGTGGCTGAGGCATTTTGAAGCAGCGCATTCTCGCCCTGCTGCTGTAGCATCTGAAACTGCGGCGACTGCTGCAAGGCGGTGATGGCTTTCTGCTGCTCCGCCGCTCCACCGAGACCAATTAGATTTTGCTGCGCACCAATTGCGCTGGTGCCAGCACCGACATACGGTTCCAACAACTTGCGCACGGCATCAAACTGGCGGCGCTGCTCAGCGATACCGGCCTCACTGGCGGCGGTCTGCGCGCCAGCTGCAGTGGATGCGGCCGACTGCTGCGCATCGGAGGCCATCATGCCGCTGACGACTGATCCACCAACTACTGCTACTGCTACCCAAGCCATTTTTGATCCTCCTTCACATCAACTACGAACACCCCGTGCTTTGGTTGGTTGTTGACGTCATACAACGAGAGTTCGTCTTCCTCCATCAGCTCCTCTTCAAGGCACTCAGTGGAAGTCAAGTCAGTTTTGTGGATGGTGAGACATACCACGTCGCTCAGCGCATAGACCGCACGTTTTGTGCCGACGGCGGAGGGGATAACGTCACCCGGTCGCAGGATGTAGGTCTCGCCTTGGCCAACGATTTTGAGTTCACCAAGGCAGCCGACGAACAGGTGCTCAGTTTTGTGGACTTTGCTGACAATCGCGGTGCCGGCAGGAATGTGGATTCGCCGGCAGTACATGCCGCCAGCAAAGAAGTGCTCTGTATCCATCCCTGGAGCTTGAGGCAGCTGCGCCATGGCGGCTTGCAGGTCATCGATGCGCGACCGTGGCACCAAGTCAGTTTTGTGGATTTCGGCCGTAGCCAGCACGCTCGCTCTCCTAGAGTAGGGACTTATGAGCTGCTGGCGGCTCGATCGGCTCAGCTGTGGTGCATCCTACCGTGGAACCAGAGAAAAGTACACAGGTCATGTGATTTCTCGGCCGGAGGCGCTGATGGTCAACGAGGTGGCGGCACCAGCCAGGGTGGAGATGAACCCGCCTGGTTCCAGGGTCTGACCCACAAGTTCTGGGCAGGTGTAGCACTCGCCGGCCGCAATTGACTTTGCACTGATAATCAAGTTCGACGCCCCGGCAGCCCCGGCACTTGCCACAAGATTGGCCGAGAAGGCGACCGCACCGGCTGTGGTGTTGGTCGCCGTAAACTTATCGATGATTGTCTTGCAGTTAGTGGCAGTGTATTGGGTCGTCTGTGCGTTCTCGGCTTGCTTACGCGGGATGATGTTCTTTACTGTGACGGTCATTTTATTCTCCTAAGTGTAGAAATCCGGTGATTTGTTCTTCGATATAAAACCAGTGGATTGGTAGTGAATGTCGCACATATGCAAGAAGGGTTTAGCTCCGGCGTCCATGGTGTTTGCCGTCAGTGAAACTCGCACAAGCAAAAGACCGTCAATCTCAATATCGTCCGTGTCTTGTTGAGTTACACTGCCGCCACTTATTGTTGCTTGAACCTCGGCAATCATATGCTGGTACTGTGTTGTGCTGGCCGCTTGAGTTATAGTAACCGTCTTAGCCGTGGTGAAGGCTGCTTGGTCATGCCCTTTGGCGTAGAGCACCTCAAATGACCAAGTTACGCTTCCAGTTGTTACCCCGGCCGTATTGTGGCTCCAATGAGCATGCAGGTACAGGTCAGTTCCAGGTGCATAGTCGTGCAGAATGTGAAACTCGATAAAGACTTGGTCATTTATGTCAAATCTGTATGCAAGCAAACCACCGTTATAGGTAACGTAGTTAGGGTCCGTTGCTGCAACACCGCGCACCATTATAGACCCGAGGAAGTCGTTCCAACCATATGTCGGATTGACTTTATCGACCAGCAACCCGACTCCTGAGCCTGCTGGCAGAATCAAATTGCCATTTACTGTCAGGGTTGAATCAATCAATTGCTGAGAAGGCTGTGACGGCAGCAAGTTTTCAAATATCTCCCCTTCAACAAGCATTGGAGCCAAGGCCAGCAACTCAAGCGCGTCGGCGATACGTTGCAATGTGTCCAAGGCCTGCTGAGCGCGACTGCCGGCGTTCTCAGCAGCAATGTTTACCTCATTGACAAAATCAGGCGCTACAGCATCAACAGTCGAGAACAATAACTCAAATTGTTTGATTGACTGGTGGTCTTTTAGAAAAGTCGCCAGTTGGTCACGAGTCAGGTTTAGGCGTCCGTTGGCCATGATTACACCGCCAGCGCTTCAAGGCGCGCTTCAAGGCGTGCGATTGAGATGAATGACTGGCTGTCGCCGCGGAACCGCTGCATGCGCCAGTTGCGCATAGCACCCTGCTGCAACCAGGTGATGCGCTTGGTACGATCGCCTGACTTGCCGACTTTAACGAACTTGTCTTGGCTCCAGGTCTCGCCGTCAACTGAATAAGACGTGCTGATCTGTGGGTCCAGGCCGAATGCGACGCGACCGGTTAAGCACACCAGTTCCAGCTCATGGAAGATGGCGCCACGGCCCTCGTTATACACGATCAACGTGCCGAACTCCCAGCGGACAATCTCACCATAGTGGGACGAGATAGCATCTGTGAGATAACCTACGCTGGTGCTTGACGGGTCACCGATCAACCATTGATTATAGCACCAGACCAAATCCTTGGCTCGATACGCCGAGAAACCTTGAATGGCGCTGGTCAGATGGAACCATACCGGCTCGCCCAATACTTGAGACGCGGCGGCATCATAGACAAGCGTCTGGTCAGGCAACCGCACCCACAAATGCTGGTGCGCTTTATCGTTGCGCGTCTCAAAGATGACGCCAGCAAGTTCGCTCTCCGAATAACCGGTGAGTATTTCATCTATTTCCCTTGTGGTGATCTTTACCGCCGTGGCGTTGGAGGCTAAATAAATGCTCGGCGACTCGTTGCGCCCGCTACCAAGGAACGCAATAGTATCAACAAAGACGCAAGAACAAAATGTGCCAATCGCGCCTTTTTGAATCTGTGCGCCTTCGATACGTTGGAACGGGAACAGATCGCCGCCAACGTTGTCGAATACCTCAATTGTATTCCTGTTTATGGCATAAACCTCGTTGCGCAACTTTAGCACAGCATTGATCGGGTCAGGATCGGCTTCAGAGCTGCCGTATTTCAACGGGTTGACTTGTGTCGGATCGTTTAGCTCCGTCACTATAAGGAACTCGCCATCTGTAGTCAAAAAATAACCATCGACCCAGCAAAAGTCTATAACGTTGCCAAGGTCGGGGTCGGTCACTTGTGTTAATACTGCGCCATTCCAATAGAACAAGTTACCGCCTGAAGCAATGGCCAAGCGATCGAAGGAGTAGTCAAAAACGACTTGCCCTGTACCGCCAACGTCGCCGAGCGTTGTAACTGTGCCATCGGGTGCTACAGTCACCAATTTTGAACCCATTACACGGTAACACATGCCATTCCAACTAATCCCGCCACGTGTGGTACCTGGACCAGTGCCATTGGCAATCAGGCCATCAGCGGGGCGCAAATACCCTTTGCTGATACCTTGCTCTTTTGGCACTGGCACCAGGTTGACAGGGTAGGAAGTCCGAAAGTCGGCCACCCCGTCAGTGAAGATGCCGTTGAGTACAGGGATTTGCACGATTAGCAGCCCTTGAAGCGTTGCACGCCAAATGAAACCGTCATATCATCAGCAGCCACAGCAATAGCTGCCGAGTCGTAGAAGCGGATAGTCGAACCGGCTGGGAGATACAGGTCAATCGGAATTGGTATTTGGATCATGCCGTCAATGAACGCTGTTTCACGGTAGATGCCTTGCAGGAAACCATAACTGCGTGTCAAAGATGCCGCCTGCACCGCGCCAGCCGAGATGTAGCCAACCTCGTTGCCACTTGGGTCTGTGACAGCAAAGCGAAGTTGACGGTTTCCAACATCGGCCGAGGTAGCCAACTTGACGTTGGCATACATCAACTTCCACATTTCGCCAGCAGGCACAGTAAAAGACTTGTCGCTGTCATTGGCGGCATTATCAAATACGCCATAGATTGGGGCAACGACGGTAATCCCGTCGGTGTAGTTCTCATTGGGGGCGGAACCGAATTGAAAGCGCATGATGTTCTCCTTAGTTAACCGACGCGATACCACGTCTGCATGATTGCGTCGTATTTCAGACGAAAAAAGTCGTCAGCGCCGAGCGACGTCGGTTCGCCGGTAACTGCTACAGCACCATTACCATTCACAGTCAAAGCCGTGACTTGCTGAGTGCAGTTGACTAGAACCTCTTGCTTGTCTACTGTATCGGCGACCGCTGGCAGCACAATCGTACCTGCCGCGTAACCTGCCGTGGGTGTCAAAATCAAGTGCACCCC